TACAATCAACTTTGTACCGATCTAAATCTTGTATTCTCGAGAACATAAGTATAACTCCATTTTATAGTATACTTATTTTAGATCTAGTTAAATAACTGCAACCCTGGAGAGCACATGAGCACAGATAATATAGAAATCAAAGATTGGCAAGATGAGATGGTGGAAAAAGACATTATCTCAACTGCATGGCAAGCTGAATTTTTTGGCCCTGAAGAAAAAGTTAAAGACGAAGCAGAACTAGACACATTCAATGTGCATGTGATCTACAAAAAAGAAAAAAATTTTACCTGGTACTATCCACAGATCAAGGCCGCACTGCTGGCTGATGCGGTGAAAGAATTTGTGGAATTCAACGGAATCGTGGACGCAACCGAAGATGACATTGAAGAGTTAAAAGCGTTCTTTTTTCATTACTTGAGATTTGTGCAATTTGATGTGGATCTCGGTGACGTCACTGAGCCAGGCCGTGAATTTGAACCTGAAGGCATCAACGAACAAGTTGGCGAAGATGACTTGGATGACATTGTTGAAGAATTGCAAGAAGCTGGAATGGAACAAAAGTTTGCCGAAGCAAACAAACCCCAGTTACATTAGATCTACCACATCAAACACTGTTTGTAATTTGGTACGAATGGTCTTTGAACTAAAACTGTTACGCAAGCCCTGATGTAGGGGTTTAGGAGCACGGTCCACGGTGCTCCAGGCCCATGCACTGTGTTCATCACTCAGTACAGGAACAAATTCAGTTTCTATTACACATAGATATGTGTGAAAATTAAACACTCTATCATTTGATACAAATGTTTCTAATGGTAGAGTTTTTATTATTTTGGGTACACTGCCAATCTCTTCAGTGATTTCACGTTGCAAACCCTGCCATGGAGTTTCGCCTGACACATTGGTACCGCCAACCAGACCCCAAGTACCTGCATGTTTACCATCTGCTTTTTGCAGTAACAAAAATCTGCCTGTGGTTTTTGCATAAAACAATGCACCACTGCAAACAATAGATTCTTTTACAGTACTATTTTCCATTGACCAGCCCTATATTCACCTTCGTAGCTCTTGACCCAGGAAACTCCGTTCCACAAGTATTGAACTCCAGTGTATATATTCGTCTGCCACACCATGGTGCTGGCAAACTGACTGTGTGCAAACACCACACGCCATGCTGAGCCAGTCCACTCTATGATGTCGTTGGCATAGGCCACCAGTGCGCCCCATTCCGTTGCAGGATCAACGTTGTTGATATTACCAATATCATCCACCAACAAGTAGCGTGTGCCAGTAACAACTGCATCGGGGTTATAAGTCAAGGGATTAATGATAGCATCAAAGGTACCAGTGCTGTTGGGTCTATAGCTGCCAGCACCGTTGTATCCAACAGCACTGTCAAGTTTGCCAGTGCTGTCAATGCCAGTGTTAGTGGTCAAAGTGTCTGGATTCCAATTCACACTCAATTTGCTTTCATCCAACGCATTTACAACAAATGTACCAACAACATAACTGCCATTGGGCTGTTGCAAATGTATCATACTGCTACCAGCAACGTAGGTTCCGCCCGCGGTTAACAAAAATTCTCTCCAACTCAAAGGCAATCCTTGGCGAACTGGCGCAGGATCAGGGGTGGGTTCATTTGGCATAACACTTTCAGAAGGATTCAACAACAGTACTGAGGAGCCTATAACTTCAATGGCGTTTTGTCCAGCAGTTGTTATGGATATGTCAATCAAATTAGTAAATGTTGTAGTTGATGGCATGTCGGATCCCAGCCCGTCCACATAGCTGGTGGTGTTGGTTGCGGCTGAATTGTAAAGACTGGTAACAATCTTTGTAATAACTCCGAGATGTTTGACTTTGGCCGGAGGACTCAACCACACAGGAGTATCCAATTTCAATGTTGTTATGTCGATGGGCGTGTCGTTGCCCACCGGAACTTGTCTGCTACTCCAAACAGTTTCATTTAGATTCAATACACTTAGACTGGTCCAATCTATATAGTTGTCAGTGGTTTGCAACTCAAGACTTGGATTAAACAACACTAGAATTTGTTCTAAAAGTTGTAATTTTTGTTCAGTGCTGGCAGTCCATAAATCAACCTTTATGCTCAATTTGAAAGGAGTTGGCATCAGTCTTTCAATGGTGTAATTGCGCCCAGGAGCCTGGTTATATACAGGTTCGCCATATGTTGGACTGCCAGGCACTGTGTCAATCTGTGTGCCGCGCTCGCGCACATTTACTTTGCCCACATAACTGGAGTCTGCCAGTCGCTCTCGGTCCAATGCAAGCCCGTCCACATAAACTGCAATTCTAGGAACGCTGTTGACTTTGTTTTCACTGTTGTTTCGAATGATGCTGGCAACTTGTCGGTCAGCATCTCCGTACATGACAGGCACTCGCACCAAACTGCCGTCACCGTACTTGACCACAAAGTTGCTGAACACACGCATGGTTTGTATTAGATAACGTCTTATTTGTCCGTCGTAGAAGAATTCCATTATAAATCTGCCCTGGGTCTAAGTGCCTTACTGAGGCTTTGTTTTTGTGCTTCACGAGTATTGTAAAATGTAACTGTCCACTGGCCAGCATGAGGAATAATCTGTTGCACACCGTCCACAATAGGCAACATAATTCTAGTTTTCAAGCTAGTGAGACCAGCAGGGCTGATATAGGTATACGACCTCAATAACGATGGATAGTCAGCAACTGTAAATGACAATTGTGTGGTATCTAATTTGAGCAACAAATACGTGCCCGTGACTGTTGTGTCAATTGCAGTGTCAATTTGTGTGGCGCCCTTGGTCAACGTCACATATGAAGCACCGTCAGTTACTGCGTCAAAGTATATGTAACTGTTGTCATTGTTGATAAATCCAGTTTTTAGTGTGCTTCTAGTGTCGTTGTTGGTCATGTTCATACGCAATGCATCTTCCACAGCAATCCAGGAACTTTGGTCGTTGCTGAATCTAAACAATCGGTTGGGTAAAAAATCCACACGCAAAAAGAAATCGTTGTCTATGGGGTTAGTGGGAAACTGTATGCCAAATCCAAAATCATATCCGTTGTTGGGAAATCCATTGCCCAGCAAATATCCATTGTAACCGCTACGTTGAGGAGCACTGTTGACACCAGCGGCATTGGTGGTGGTTCCGGCATTGCTGGCCAGAGTGGATGAGCTGTCTACAGTTTGTAGCAATGGTCTACCATCGTTATCTTTGGCCAGCGTGTAAAACTGTCTAGTTTCATAACCACTTTGCGGAGAATCAATTTCTGCCTGTTGCACAATGGCGTCATTGATGGCCAGTTCCTTGCCGTGCATACTTAATAAATCACGTAGAGTTTTACCACTGGCTTCTGCATCGCCGTTGGCGTCTTTGGCTGGCTGATCAAAGATGTCAGCAAATTGCTGACTGTCAGTGATCTTTTTGATTTTTAATCTGTACAGGTGCGGATACCATGTGGCACTGAATCCTTCGCTTGCGCGACCCACATCTTCAATAACATAATAGCGGGGCAAACTAACGTCATAATCATTCAACGCAAAATCATCACGCAGGTGCGGCAGTTCAATAACATCTCCGCTGAGTGGTTTGCGGCCAATATACTTGATAAAATCGTTGATGTGTACTGTCATGTACAAGGTGTCGTTGTCGATAAACAAGCCAAATTGGCTTAGATTAAAGTCCACATTTTGCACATTGTAAATGCCACGAATTCTGTAGATTTGGCCATCGTAAGCTCTGTCGCGATTTTCCAAGAACAGCAAATCCTGTATGTTTGTGACATTTTGAGTGGAGTATACAGGCTGGTCGGCGGTGCCTTCCGTGGGATTTTTAGGACCCAAGTACTTGTGTAGGTACACATCCGTGCCCCCAACTTGGAACATTTCGCTGGCCTGTCGATCTATAAACTTGTAGTCGAAGCCTTTTTCTGGTTTGAATAATGATAAACGTGGCATAATAGTATTTATGGTAAGATAAATATCATAGGAGAACAAATAATGTCAGACTCATTACCACCAACCACCCAGTCAAACAGCACCGTTGAACGGAACAAAGTGTTTGAATTTGTACGATTAATGCTAGGCGACGGCATGGTAGAGGTTGAACTAGACCC